CTATATTTGAATTGATTTGACGTCTTCATTTGTTTTAGATAAGTAAATTCCATGACTTTGATTGAGAAAATCTTAGGAATGGTCCCCGTGATGGGAAGGGTGTGCAGCGAGAAGCTGCACGCCACCGCCGAGTTCAGAGAATTCCAGAGAATGGAAAACTTTGACTTGGTGGAATTGTCAAACTACAAAGACCCGGTGTTCCCGACGGTCCCCAACGTCGCTTACAATCCTCTGACAGATGATTACAGCGTGTTGGATGAACCAGAGGATATTGAACCGGGCACGTTATCGTCCGTCGTCCATGGTACATTCGGTGTGATTGTGGTGGTCTCCCTTGCGAGACTGCTGCTCCTCACCAAGTGGCGTGGGTCCCTGCGCCGTCTATTGACGGTTGCTATGGGCTCCTCCGCACCCTACATCCACAACTACCGTAGACTTCGTGACGCGTTTAACACCACTGAGTTTTTCTCTTCCTCCGAAGTTAAAAACCACTCCCACGGAAAAGCTGCTGGAGCTCGATCCTCCGCCCGTCGTTTCATTGAAGCCATCTGCACCCTCACCGGATTGCAGCGCTACTCATTTCAAATGTCTGCTAGTGAGCAGAATGAACACGTCAAAGGATCCCGCACCTACTACTGGGCGCGCGATGTATCCGCCACCCCACAGTTTGACGTCATTGAAGACTCCGATTTTGTTACCCTCACTGATGTGGATTATTACCTCGACATGCCTTCGCATCTCGCGGAGTACCCACGCCCACACCTCCTTTACACCGTTCAGCCAGAAGCCGCCGCCGATTGCCTCGACGACATCTCGTTTACCTTCAACCGTTTAGGTGAGGTCGAATGGTCTGTGAAGGGTGGTGCCACATATAAACATCTTTTGTGGCACTACGGAACCGATTGGTTCACTTCAACTTACAAAATCTTTGGTATCCCCTACCGAACTGTCACCTATGATGTCCAGACCAAGCGAGTCAGCCCTCACAAACAAGTTATTTTGTTGTCACCTATGCGTGTGCATACTGGCCTTGCAGCCATCATTGCTCACTTCATGGGACGTCCCCTTGTCCGCCTCACGCCTGTCCGAGGCGATTTCGCCAAGGTTACCATCACGTCCGACACCAAGCTTGTTTCAGTTGCCCGCTTAGGCTCTGAAGTAGCCTGCACTATTCCGATCCAGCTTTTTGATTCACTTTTGTCTACCAGAAACAATTCTCCTAATCGTAAGGTTAACACGTACCAGGTGAAGTCACTGATCAGCTCAGTCACTTCTGAACTGAAGGACGTGTATGCACCGATCCTCACTGATTACTTGAATAATGCACCCGACGCCCGGGTTGCACCCGTCACCGTTGTCATGCCGACCCATTTGGTCGCCGTGACGTTTGATGTGCCTGATGACACTGACAAACCGGCATTAGTTCCGTTTGCAGCGCCATTTGGCGTTCCACCAGCCTTTGTTCCAATGAAAAACAAGGCAACTGTGGACCAGTCAATCAAGGGACGTGTTGAAGGTCCTCGCGAACAAGCAGAGAAGTTGCTTGGGGGTTTTAAGATGACCCCGATGAAGCAGAAAGCAATGGCCGAATTTGTCCGCCGCCTGGTGCCAGACCCGCACAAAGGCGTCATGTACGACTACGAAGCCATCAAGGAAAAACAAGCCAAGCCAAGTCAGAAGAAAGACTTGGAGGACGCTGGCTTGCTTGGGAAGGTTAGCCGCATTGTTAAGACCTTTATGAAGGCAGAAGCTTATGGAAAGCCAACAGACCCCCGGAACATCACGACTTTTAACCCGAAGGACAAAGTCGATTATGCACAGTTCATGTATCCTTTAATGGATCACATGAAACAATTCCCCTTCTATGCATTTGGTCGCACACCGATTGAAGTAGCACGCCGAGTCGCGAAGATTTGTCAAGCCAGCAACACTGTTGACTGCCCAGACATTACGCGCATGGACGGCTATGTTAACATCATGTGCCGAATGTTGGAAAAGGCTGTTGGCCTCCGTTACTTCAGACCTGAACACCAAGAGGCGTTTAGTGAGAGCCATGCCCGTAGCTACGGGAATGTTGGAGTTTCGTCTCACGGCATGAAGTATGACCAGGAATACAGTCGTGGTTCTGGGGAGATGGGAACGTCTCTCTGGAATACGGTGATCAACCTGTTCATTTTCTTTTATGCTGCCTGCTTGAAGTTCAAAGATTTTGATAAAGCCTGGGATTTCTTACTGGAGAAAGTTATCGCTGGAGGTGATGATGGAGTTGCTGGAGACAGTGACGGCCCCCTGCTGGACAGAGCAGGTAGGGATATTGGCTTCTTGCTTAAGACACCCACGTATAGGCGTGGTGAGCGAGGAGTCAATTTCTTGGCCCGAGTCTACGGCCCAGATGTTTGGGAGGGGGATTGCACTTCGATGTGCTCCCTCCGCAGGCAAATGGAAAAACTACATCTCACCACCGCTGTTCCTATCTCTGCCCAACAAAAACTCTACGAAAAAGCCATCTCTTTTTCATATACCGATGCCAACACCCCAGTTATTGGACACTTTTGCGCCGCTGTTCTTGCACGTACTACCACCTACGAGCATACGGGCACCATCACCCGTTGGGGTGATGACGTCGACGTTTGTGTACAATATCCCAATGTCCCTTCCCCCTGGATGATGGACGTTGCGTGTGAGGAGTTACCCCACACTGATGTGTCTGGACTGATCGCCTGGTTTGAGTCAGAACCCACCGTCGATGCGCTACTGTGCTGCCCCAACCTCTACGAGGATGGACGTGAGTATAAATACGTTGAGGACGATTGGGACGTGACCCCAGGAATGCTGATCAGGTCGAAAACTAGTTCCACTAGCGACTCGGACGTCCCAAACTCACCCAAATCTGCTGAGATCAAATTTGGTTCTGAGGGTGAAATCACAGGGGATGAAGATTTCACCACCTTCCTAGCTGCATGCCGCACAAAGAAGGATTTGATGGCTGTTAACAGGCATGCGACAATGTAGTTTGACGCCCCGGGGACTCTCGGGCTAGATTGTGGATTCTAGCCCGTTCGTTTTAATAAACCTTTGAGAACTCCCCTGATAAACGAACTATTTTCCAGTACTATTCTTTCCCAATTACATTTGATGGTTAAGCGTAATAACAAAGGACAAAAGAAGAAGAAAAGCACGCCCGCTGTAAAGCCGGTTGTGCTTGCTAACAATGTTTCACCCCGACCCATTAAGGTCAGACGAAATAAGGTCGCAAGACCTGCCACGAAGATGCAACACATCAGAAGTGTTTGCACCCTCACGGATCCATTCTGCCCAGCCGCTAAGAACGCTAAGTGGCCAGATGGTACTTCGGGGAACACGCTCACCGAGCAGTTCCGTGGAAATGTTGTTGTTACACCTCTCACCGGTGGAAACTATGCCATTGTCTTCTCACCTTCCGCACCCTTTGGATACCTCCTCACATCGTCCGTCGTTGCCGGCCCTCCCGCCGTCTGCACTTTTACCTCAGGTTACGCAACCTACCGAACAGGTTCTCTTCTCGCCACATTTGGTGACCAATACAGAATCGTGTCCGCCGGAGTTATTTGCAGATGCATTGCGTCAGCCACCAATGCAGCCGGACTTATTACCTTTGGCACAACAGGAGTTGTCCCAGCAGCTAGCAGCACTCTCACGCTCGGCAATGAACTCTACGATGAAGTTACCATTAAAGCCATCCAACCTGGCATGGAACTCTCGTGGGTCTCACAGCCCCGCGGATCCGCCGCCCGTGAATTCCGGTCCCAAACGACAACGGCTCTCACTAGCGCAACACACGATTGGACCTCTCTTATTGTTGAGATCTCAGGTGCGCCTACCAGCGCCTGTCTCCAGTTCGAGTGGTTCATTAACGTTGAGTTTAATGCACTGTCCGCTTCCGCAATCACTGCCGTTGCCACACGTAACCCGCCATCTGTTCCTTCAGCCACCACTGCTGTGTCTAAGGTGCACCATACTTTGGGCTCTTTCATTGAGGGAGGAGTTAAGCAAGTTGAAGAGTCCATCTCTAAACATGCCTCTGACGCTCTTTCTACACTCATGGCCGATCCTATGGAATCTATTGCCACCTTGTTCGCGATGTTTTAAGCCGTTACCGGAACACAATTATACCGAATTTTACTTTTCCTAATAGATGAATGGAATTGAA